CCCGACCCGCAGCCAGTCAACCTGCCGCGGATCGTGCGCGAAGCCACCGCCATGGTGCTGCCGCTGGCGGACGACGCCGGGCGCGAGATCGAGATCGCGACCGACGCAGACCTGCCGGTCAGCATCATGGGACATCCGGCCGACCTGCGGAACATGGTCCGCAACCTGCTCGACAATGCGCTGTCGCACGGCAAGGGCAAGATCACGGTGCGGCTGACCGGACGCGCACACGTCGATGCCAGCGAGGAGCCGATCGTGCTGCAGGTCAGCGACGAGGGCAGCGGCGTCCCCGAAGAGCTGCGCGACAGCGTCTTCGACCGGTTCCGCAAGGGGAAGGCATCGTCCAAGGGCGCAGGCCTGGGCCTTGCCATCGTCCGGCATGTGGCGCGGGTGCATGGCGGCTTCGCTCGCGTCCATCCGACCGAACGGAACTGCATCGAGGTCGTGCTGAACGGCGCCATGCGCAGATCCGGCGGGCAGGTGGCGTGAGCGAGGCCTGACGCGATATTGAGCGGTACTATACGCGCCCAGGTTGCTGGTGTGGCTTGGCGAAATCTGGCAGGTTTGCCGCGATTTTGGGCCATTTACAGCTATCTGCATGAAATTCAAAAAGAAAGTTCGTAGGGCATGGAACTATTGGGCGTGGCGAATGAGTCACCCCACAGCGCCCTACGAGCAATATTACGTGCACCGCGTGATGTCAAAGATCCGGTCAGGCGCGGGACACCCCGCGATCGGCCCGGCGGCGCGGCCGCTGCGCAGCCAATCAGAACTGCTGGACTTCCTGAGGAAGCACGGCCTGCAGCCTGGCGATCTCACTGTCGACTACGGCTGCGGAAGCCTCCGGCTGGCGTCGCCTCTGATCGACTATCTCGAGCCCGGCAAATACTGGGGCATGGACCTCGCCCAGGACTTTCTCGACCTTGGGCGGGCCCACCTGTCGGCCGATCTCACGAAGGCGAAGCTGCCTCGGCTCGACGTGATTGGCGACGACATCATTCGTCATGCCCGAGGCGAGCGGCCGCGTTACATCATCTCGTGGCACGTCTGCTCGAAGGTTCCGGAGAACCGGTTCGACGCTTATATCGGCAACATCACCGAGATGATGACCCCCGGCGCGACCGCGCTGATCCACTTTCCAGAATCGGCGGAACTGCGGAAGCTTACCGGGCTTGCGTGGGCACGGCCGCGCGACCATTTGTCGGCGGCGGTCACGCGCCGCAATCCCAGGATCTCCTGCAACTACGGCTCCGTCGTCGAAGGCGAGATCGACGGCATCCGCCACAGCTACGCCATCCTGAACCTCGCCGCGTGAAACGGCACTCTCCGCACAATAGCGTGACGGACTGGGACACGCATAGCGGGAATTACTTGACTGGCGCTATAGCGGATGGCATGATCCAGCCATCGTCGCAGCGGTGGGCCAAGCTTGCACAGCGGATCTCACCTCGCCTCTCTCCAGCCTCGTAAAGGCACCGATCTGTGGTGACCGCGGAGTAAGCGCCGTGGAAGTGATGCTGCCCAATCAATGGAAACCTCGGCCATACCAAAGACGTCTCTGGAGCTATCTGGAAGCCGGCGGCAGCCGTGCGGTCGCAGTCTGGCACCGGCGGGCAGGCAAGGACGAGGTGTGCCTACATTGGGCAGCGTGCGCGTCGCTGCAGCGCGTCGGCAATTATTGGCACATGCTGCCGGAGGCATCGCAGGCGCGCAAGGCAGTCTGGGACGCCGTCAATCCTCATAGCGGCTTAAGGCGGATCGACGAAGCATTTCCGCCGTCCATCCGAATGGGGCAGCGCGACGACGACATGCGGCTTACGCTGATCAACGGATCCACGTGGCAGCTGGTGGGAGCGGATCGCTTTGACGCCTTGGTGGGCTCGCCACCGCTTGGCCTCACGTTCTCTGAATTCTCTCTGACGAATCCAGCGGCCTGGGATTACCTGCGGCCTATCCTGGCAGAGAATGGCGGGTGGTCGATCTTCATGATGACACCGCGTGGCCGGAATCACGCCTGGAAGCTCTATGAGATGGCGCGCTCGCGGCCCGACTGGTTCACGCAGCTGCTGACCGTTGACGATACCAAGGCGATCGGTCCCGATGTCATCGCCGACGAGCGTGCCTCCGGAATGCCCGAGAACATGGTGGCGCAGGAGTACTACTGCAGCTTCGATGCGGCGCTGCCTGGCGCCTACTACGGCAAGCTGCTGCAGAACGCCGAAACCGAGGGGCGCATCGGCCGTGTGCCGTGGGCGCCGGACGTCGTTGTCCACACGGCGTGGGACCTGGGGATCGGGGATTCCACCGCGGTATGGTTCAGTCAGCAGATCGGCCAAGAGATCCGCGTCATCGACTACTACGAGAATTTCGGCGTCGGGCTCGATCATTACGCCAAAGTCCTGCGTGAGCGGCCGTACGTCTATGGCGAGCACATCATGCCGCACGATGCGCAGGTCGCCGATTTGTCGACCGGCCGCAGCCGGCTGCAAACGCTGGCGGCTCTCGGCATCCACGGTCGCGTGCTGCGGCGCGAGCCGAACGTCGAGGATGGCATCAACGCCGTGCGCAATCTGCTGCCGCGCTGCTGGTTCGATGCAGACAAATGCGCGCGGGGTCTGGAGGCCTTGCGGCAATATCGCTGCGACTACGACGCGGAGCGCAAGATCTATTCGGCGCGGCCACGACACGACTGGACCAGCCACGCCGCGGACGCTTTCCGTTACCTGGCGCGCGGTCTGCCGGAAGGTCGGTCACCAGTCCCAAAGCGCGACCGGTATGCGCCGCGGCGCGGGGACGAGGGGACATGGATGAGCGCCTGATTTGGCCTGCCAGGGTACGGCTCGCCTGCCTGGCAACAGCATGGGTGACCGATGACCGAAAAAGACGAGATCAGCAAATGGCTCAATCTCGGTTACGAGACATATGGCCCAGCGGGCATGCAGGCTCTCGCGAGAGCCATGGGACTGGACATTCGCGCTGCAACTAAGACTGGAAGCAGCTGGACAACCACCGGCATCAGAGGTAATCCACTCGCTCATGAAATCGACAAGGTCGATTTGGAAGCCAAAGCCGCAGAGCCGCAGAGATCCCACGTGCCGGCGGCTTGTCCAGAATCCCCGCCACGGAAGGCGAGGGGTTGGAAGCCGTACGTCGGCCTTCCAGATGTCTTCCACTGCGGATACGAAGGGTACGTCGAGGAGCGAGACCCTTCACCTGAATCGCCGATTGCCGAGTGCTTCTATGACGAAAGGGGAGAACTCGTCGATGGCGCGCACCCGTACGCCGGATGCAAAGGCACGCCTGACAGTTATCGAGCTGACGATCCCCGCCATTTTTGGCCTGATCCCGGCGGGATCTGGAAGCAGGGATTCACGGGCCTTGCGGAATCTCGGCAGCATGCGAACGACCTTCTGCGAGATGCGATGCGGACGAAAGACTACTCGCCCTACAGCGTTGGGCCTTTTCGCGCGCCCTTGCCGCGCTAGACCATGCCAATTGGGGGGTGCAAGAGCGACATGCGATCAGCTCGCCTCCCAGTCACCTGGAGCGGGAAGTCGCTGTCGATGAAGCGGGTTCCGCCGGCCAAGCTCAGCACTTGCATTGTCACCTACTACGTCGCTCTCGTGCTGGTCGGCACTGTCGGATCAATCCTGGAACCGCCAGGCGTGGATCACAGCGTCGTCACCGCGTTGAGCGGAGGACTGTGGATCCTTTTCCTCACACATGTCTTCTTTGCCCTCGCCATCAGTATCCAGGGAGACTGGCTGTCCTACTTGATGGTCGTTGGGATTCCGATCGCGATCATTGTCTCCACCATGAAATTGCACGGCTGGCCGCGAAATGCGGTGGTCGTTGTCTTGCTATTCTCAGCCCACGCCTACGGGCTCGCTGTCGCGAGCATGAATGGATAGCATCGTAGTGCACCTGCTCGAAGACCAAGAGCTGTTGCGGCGGAATGGCTTTCCGCCTTACCGCATTGGACCATTTCGTGCACCTTTGCCTCGCTAGGACAGGGCATCGGATGGAAGGCGTCCGATGAAAGCACCTCCGGGGCCGAGAGTGATTACATGCCTGATCGTGCTACGCGGCGCTCCTTGTCCTTGGGATGCTGTGGCTGCTGGCTTCGGATGATCCTCTGAAGATGGGAATTGGAGGGTTCTTTCTTGGTGGCATCACTCATATCCATCACTCACTACTTCTTCATTCTGGCGCCCCACATCCAAGGTGATTGGTTCTCTTATCTCATGGTGTGCGGCATTCCAGCGGCCATTGTTGTGACGGCCATCAAGCTATCTGGCTGGACAAGAAGCCTCGCGATCCCCGCGTTGCTGTTCGCGGCGCATCTGTATGGTTTCAATGTGGCGGGTATGCATTTCTAACTGCCAGTGCCACTTGCCGTCGGGAGGAGCTTTGCGCCATCGACGAACGCGTGGGATGTCCCGGCGGTGGCGCTGTCCAATCTCGTATGAACGAACCGATCTAGCGGGGCCAATCATGACCGATACCCAAATCGGCGCCTCGGCGTCCGAACCATCGCTGCTGGCTGACGCAGAGCTCTATGAGCGCCTGAAGAGCTGGTTTGTCGAAGACAGGCGGGCGCAGAGCGAGTGGTACAAGGAAGCCGAGAGCGATTTCGCCTTTCATGCCGGCCATGGCCAGTGGGAAGAGGCGGACCGGCAGCGCCTGAAAGGCCAGAACCGGCCGTGCGTCACCTTCAACCGCATCGGGCCGGCGGTCGCGGCCGTCGTCGGCATGGAGGTCGCCAACCGGCAGGAGGTGCGCTTCATTCCGCGCACGACCAGCAGCAAAGTGGGCCAGAGTCTCGATCCCGCGACCGGGCAACCGGCGAACGTGCCGATCCGCGGCGCCGACGATCAGGGGCCCGCGGAGCTCTATACCGGCGCCGCGCTCTACCTGCGCGACCAGTGCAATGCGGAGGACGAGGAGTCGGATGCATTCCAGGACACCGCGATCTGCGGCATGGGCTGGACCGAGACGCGCGTCGACTATGACGAGGATCCCAGCGGCAGGATCGTGATCGATCGCATCGATCCGCTCGAGATGGCGTGGGACGCGCGCGCGGCCAAGCGCAACCTGGTCGACGCCCGCCGGTTGCACCGGGCACGAGAGATCGATATTGCCGCCGCGCGGCAGATGTTTCCGGATTTCGAGGACGAAGCGCTGGACGCCGGCTGGGCGCGTCTGGCTCACCTGGAGTCCACGCCGCACGACCGGGAGGCCGCGCGCAACTATGCCAGCGTTCCATCGACGGAAGCGCGCGATCGCACGACCGTGACCATCGTCGAAACCGAATGGTGGGAATACCAGACAGAGTATCGCGTCGCCAATCCGGCTACCGGCGAGGTGATGGAGGTTTCCGACGAGGAGAAACTCAAGGAACTGCGCCGCCGGGCCGAGGTGGCCGACGTGAAGCTGGCCGTACAACGGCGCAGCCGGCGCGTGTTTCGGCGAGCGTTTCTGGGCGGGGCTCTGTTGGAGAGCGGCCTGGCGCAGTCGCAGGCCGGGTTCAAGTTCAAGCCGATCACCGGCTACCGCGACCGCAACAGGCGGCAGTGGGTCGGGCTGGTGCGCGCGATGCGCGATCCGCAGCGCTGGGCCAACGCCTTGTTCAGCTCGGTGCTCAACAGCATCCAGACCAGCGGCAAAGGCATCATGGCCGAGCGCGGTGCCTTCGATAACGACCAGCAAGCGGAGGCGGACTGGGCGAATGCAGGCCGCATCGTCTGGCTGAAGACCGGTGCGCTTTCCGGCATGGGGCCGCGAGTCACGCCGAAACCGCCGGCCATCATGCCGACCGGCGTCGAGGCGCTGATGCAGTTCGCCCTGCAGTCCTTGCGCGACGTGTCCGGCATCAACGTCGAAATGCTGGGCCTGGCGGACCGCGGTCAGGCCGCATCGCTCGAATACCAGCGACGGCAGGCGGCCACCACGATGCTGGCACCGTTCTTCGATGGCTTGCGGCGCTATCGTAAGGACCAGGGCCGCCTGCTGTTGCATCTGATCCGGGACTACCTGAGCGACGGGCGCCTGGTGCGCATCGCCGGTCCGGACTACCAGCGCTACGTGCCGCTGGTCCGCGGCGACGACGTGCTCGAGTTCGACATCATCGTCGACGATGCCCCGGTCTCGCCCAACCAGAAGGAAGCGACCTGGGCCATCCTGCAACAGATGCTGCCGCTGCTCATGAAGCAGCCGCTCTCCATTGAGGCGTGGGGCAAGCTGCTGAAGGCTTCGCCGCTGCCGGGCAGCGTGGTCAGCGAGTTCGTCGAGACAGTGCAGCAGGACCAGCAGAAACAAGCTGCCGAGCAGGCGCGACAGGCGCAGGTGATGCAGCAGGTCCAGCAGGCGCCGAATCCGCAACAGATACGGGCGCAGGCGGAGCTGCAACGGCTGGAAGTGGAAGCGGCGCTGAAACAGCAGGAGCTGCAGCTACGGCGCTACGAGGCGGATGTGAACGCGGCGTTGACGCTGCGGGAGCTGGAGGAGCGTGCGGCGGAGAGGCTGCAGAAGTCGCACACGACTTCGACCGATCCCGCACCACGCGAGTGCAAGAGCTGCAACGAAGCACATTAAGACAAAGCCTTGGTCGCGCCCTACCATTGTCATGATCACGCCTGATATGCTGCAAGCATATGACACTGGCGTGCGGCAACTCGCAATCTGGAGCTGAAAGATGGATCCGGACTTCTTGGAGACAAAGCGTCGCTACATGCAGCAGATATTGAACGCAATGAGCGATCGGCCACAGCAGTCTATGAAACCGGTTCCAGCCGATTCCTACGGCCCGCTTCGGGAGGGTGAATGCTGGAGTCCAATTCCATCTCATCCCGCGGACGCGGACGTCGATGCAATATGAGGGAGGCCGGCGCGATGTGGCCAAATCCGTTCGCATTCAAGAGTACGGTGGATGACCAAGGGCGATGGGATTATAAACGACGAGGACGCCAATACGAGAACTTCGGCAATTTCAACTACGGAGCTGCCGGCACGGCTTGGGGCTTCTCGGCCGACACTCTGAAGAGGCAGGCAGGAAAAAGCGCGAATTGAACGGGGTACCTCAAAGCCAGAATGGCAGAAGCATGGCGGGCGATACGATTCTCGCATGTTCCCGCCTTATGGCGACGACCCTGCCGACCAGGAATGGATTCAGCGTGGAATAGACTACGCAAAACGCGGAGGGAAGGCGGGCGTCGCCTGTAAATGAAACGCCTTCTGATCGCTTTCCTCATCGCGGTCCCCGTCGCGATGGTCGCTACAGCCGTCTTCTGGGAGTCGGTCTGGGAACCGATGTGCGGCGAAGAGATTCTGTCCGAGCAGAAGTCGCCAAACGGGGCCCTCGTGGTCTCGTTGTTCAGGCGGAATTGCGGAGCAACGACAGACTATGCCACTGGCTTGTCGATCCGACCGGTGGGCACGGATTTTGATCCATCGGCCAGAGACGAGGTTCTTTTGATCGATGGAGACGTGCCATTGGCCGCATCCTGGACCGGCGTCGATAAGCTCGCAGTCGTTGTTCCAAAGGACGCTGACATATTTCGACGTGAGCAGGACTGGAACAATGTGACGATCAGTTACGTGGCCAAATGAGCATGGATCCGCGCTTTCGGCTTACGGATGACGAACCTGCCCGACCGCCCTCCGATCAGTGAGTGAGCAATGGACGATACCGATACGGCCCCTTTCGAGCACTCGTTGGCGGAGGGCTCGCGGACAGCGCAAGCGGAGGGACAAGCGGAACCGCTGACAGCCGTTCCAGCTGGACCGACGGCTGAGCACCACGTGCCAGCGGAGTCAAAGCGCACTGTTCCTTACGGAGCACTGGCAGAGGAGCGGGCGCGGCGGAAGGAACTGCAGCGCGACCTCCAAAGTGCGGTCGAGGCACAGCGGAGACTGCAGGGACGGCTGGATATTCTGCATGAGCTCGCGCAGCAACGGGCAGAATCTGGTGCCCAAGAGGGAGCTGAAGCTCCGGAACGGGCGGATGAAAGCGCCTTAGAGCCACCGCAACAGGCCGATCCACTCATGGATGGAAGGGGCCAAGCAGAGGCAGCGTTCCGCACACAAGTGATGCAGTCGGTACGCGACGTTCTGCGCGAGCGGCCGGATTTCATGGCCGCCTACCAGCATGCGCGGCAGGCGCGGGTTTCGGAGCTGGTGGCTCTTGGATATACGCCGGATGAGGCGCTGGGGATCACCTTCGACAATGAAGTGGAGATTATCCAGAGCGCCTACCGGAACGGGTGGAACCCGGCGCAGGTCATCTACGAGTATGCGCAGAGGCGTGGCTATGGCGGTGGGTCGCCGAGGGCGGGATCGCAATTTATCCAGCATGATCGTGGACACCGGCGTTCCATCCCGACCGAGGCGGAGAAGGTCGCGTTAGCAGCGCGAGGGCAGGTCGCTTCCAAGTCGCTGTCGACGGCAGGTGGCGGTTCGACGAGCACGCTTACACTCGAGGCCCTTGCCGGCATGAGCGACGATGAGTTCGCCGAGGCGACCAGGGGAGATCGGTGGCAGAAGCTGCTGAGAGGCTAGCTGTTTCTCGACTCTCGACCGATACGCGGAGATGGACATGGATCCGGACTATCTGGAGCGCAAGCGGCGCTATGAGCAGCAAATCTTCAAGGCCATCAATGACCGACCCCAGCAATTCATCGACGCGCGGCTTTCGTCCGATGCCGACGATTGGCGGAAGTGGAGGATGAAGGCGGGCAGTGCCAATGCGCACCACGCGATGCCTCGTCACGCTGCCACGGGAGCCGAACTGCAGTGGCATGCGCCCGTTGAAGATTGGGAAGAGTACCATACGCTCGTCCGGCTAACGCCGGAGGACGAAGCCGCCTACAGACGCGATCCCAGATTCCAGAATTTCGACGAGTTCGGCAGGCGCTACGCGACGCTCGGGGCGGGGCCGATGCCGGTCTCCGGAGCTTTGGCCGGCCTGGCCGATTTGGCGAGTTTTGCCAACCAAGAGCGTGACGTGGCACCGCATCCCGCAGGCATTCCCGTCGAGCCGCTGCCAGGCATGTCGGCAGACGACTATATTGACCTGCTCCTGAGGGCGGATCGTGAGTACACGGATGACCTGCCATACGCGATCTGGCCGTGGCCGGAGGAGGTTGTGGATGGCGGGCGCTTTGGCCCTGTCCATATCCGTCCGGCCTACAATTCCAACGGGTATGTTTCGGGTCTGCTTAAGGCCTCCGGCGTGACCCCGCCCGCGTTGCCTGTGACCGCGCCTGGATACAGGTATCCAGTGCCGCCCGCGGCTTTCGGAAAGTAGCCAGCGCTAGGGACTTGTTGCTACCTTTACATGCAGAACTACTTATGATAGCGGTATGTTTCTGGCTGGAACAAAACGGGTACGGTGAAATGAGCAGCACCGTGATTGGGAGAGTTATCATTTGGCTCGCCAAGCACTTTGTACTGACCTGGGGCCTCGTCTATCTCTCAGTAAGGATCGCGTTCGCGATTTCCGGGCAGGGTGCAAGAACCTTTGGTATCTGGCACCTGACAGCCGCGCCGTTCATGTTTCTTTGGCCAGTGGCTGAGTGGGTCGACCGTGCATACGGACACGCTGCCGCCGGTCTCACCTTAGGCGTGCTTGTCGCCTGCATATATGCAGGGCTGGATTTTGTGATCTGGACGATCATACGATCGGCGCGGCGCAATGCGCTGGCGTCCAAAGCCGGCCAGCATAATCTCGGTGTCGGGGGCATGCTCGATCTCGCCTCTGCCCTGATTGTGCGATACGCGTTCCCGCTTTGGGCGGTGATCACTGCCGCTGGCCTTTTCTACAGCATGGACTTCCGGGGCGATCCTTTCGAAGCGAGTATCGATGCGACGATCCTGTATGGCAGCTACCTTCTAGCGGTGCCGCTCTGGCCATTCCTCGCGGTCGCAGGAAAGGCGATGCAAGACCCGGTCATCCGCGCCATTGTTCTCTCCTGCTTCGTCATCGCGTGCGTGATTGCCGACCAGCTGATCAAACAGAAAATCCGCAGTTGGCGAGTGCGGAAAGACGCTGAAGCCGTATTCGACTAGGGCAGAGCCGTCCAAATCCGCCCGTACTCTGGACCGAGCACAGACCACCTTGCGGAACGAAGGCTTTCGCCTGCAGGGGGCTGCTGGAAGTTCGCCAATCTGTATCACAGGAGCACGTAACGATGGATGCCGATCCCGGCGCCGGTTTTGGCGAGCCGATCACAACCTCTGTGCCGTCGAGCCAATTCCAGGACCCCGTTCCGAGCGATGGGGCGCTGGATGAGGCGATGCGTGCACAGCTGCCTGAAAAGCTGAACAAGGCGATCGAGAGCGCAGACCCTGTGGCCGGGCTCGACTCTGCCATCAGTGCGGTAGCCGACGAACTGAGTCGGGGACGCGATGCCGAGCGACCGATCGTGCCCGGACAACGCGGCGAGATCGATAGCGCGATCGAAGCGCTGGTGGGCACCGCTCTGCAGATGGACGATCCAGTCAAGGGGTTGGAGGAGGGCGCGGAGAGCTTGGCGGAAGCTCTGGCAGAACGGGACACCGCCGCGCGAGAGCATCTTCGAGCTGCACACGAACGGCAGATCGACGAACAAGCGGCCTACCGTCACGCGCGTTTCCACCGCGTCACCGAGTTGCTCGATGTCGGCTACAGCCTGGACCAGGCGGTCGCGATCGCCAATGCCAATGAAACCGAGATCCGCGTGCGAGCGGCGGTGTCCGGGCGAAATCCGATGGAGCCGATCTATCAGTATGCCGTTCTGAATGGCTATCGACCTGCGCCTCCGAAACGGTCGAGCCGACCAGAAGCGAGCCACCTGGCTTCGCGAGATAGTGCAAGCAATGCATCACCGACGCTCGAGGCGCTCGCCGGCCTCGACGAAGCAGCATTCACGGATGTCACGCGCGGTGACCGATGGCAGGCATTGATGCGCGACTAGCGCGCCGGACGATGAGGTCCCACGAGACCGATTTGCCCGCACTGTTTTGGATTCTGGAAACCAGCGTTACTCGCGCTTTCGCTAGCTCTCGGCGTCAATGAGAGCATCGCCCGATGGCTGCTCGAAGCCCGGCTGCCCGCTCCTCGCGGCAGGCGGGTAAGGCACCCATTCCAAGCCCGGCGTCATGCGGCTTCATCTCACGAAACCAACTTACAGGAGCCAACATGGCAAAAACCGAGTTTGGGGTAAATCACCCCCTGGCGGTGAAGGTCTGGTCGAAGAAACTCATGTCAGAAGCCATCGCCAACACCTGGATCGGCAAGTTCATCGGCAGTTCCAAGGACTCGCTGATCTATCGCAAGGACGAGATCAGCAAGAACGCCGGCGACCAGGTCGTATGCGGCCTGCGCATGCGCCTGGTGGGGGACGGCGTCCAGGGCGACGCAACACTGGAGGGGCAGGAAGAAGCGCTGACGACCTACAGCGACACGCTCGTCGTCAACCAGCTCCGCCACGCCACGCGATCGGCCGGCAAGATGAGCGAACAGCGCGTGCCGTTCGATGTCCGGCAGGACAATCTCGAGGGCTTGCGTGACTGGTGGGCGGAACGGCTCGACCAGAGCTTTGCAAACCAGGTCGCCGGCTTCACGGCCCAGACCGACACCCGCTTCACCGGCAACAACCCCGCGGTTGCGGCCGATGTCGACCACCTGGTCCGTGCCGGCAGTGTCGCGAACGACGAGAGCCTGACCAGCGCGAACAAGTTCGACCTGTCGCTGATCGATGCCTGCGTCGCCAAGGCGAAGACCTATTTCGAGAACGGAATCCCGATCATTCGGCCCCTGCGGGTCGATGGCGAGGACAAGTACGTCATGTTCCTTCATCCGTATCAGGTAAGGGACATGCGCACCAACGCCTCGAATGGCCAGTGGCTCGACATCCAGAAGGCTGCGACAGCCGGCGGCGACAGGTCCAAGAACCCGATCTTCACGGGTGCTCTGGGCGAATACAACGGTGTCGTGCTGCACGAATGGACGCGACTGCCGAAAGGTGTCCACTCCGTCAACAACGTGGCGTTCGATAACACGCGACGCGCGGTGTTCGCCGGCGCCCAGGCGGCCTGCATCGCCTTCGGATCCGAGAACGGCATCGACAAGATGACCTGGTTCGAGGAGCTGTTCGACTACGGTAACCAGCTGGGCGTTTCCGCGGGTGCGATCTTCGGTGTCAAGAAGACGCGCTTCAACAGCAAGGACTTCGGCACGATCGTCGTGCCGACCTACGCGGCGGCAAGCTAGTCGCACACACCGGCTCAATCTCGATCGCGCAGCTGCGCAGTCCGTCCCACGGACCGGCGCCGGCTATGCGCGGGCGGCCATCGCAGACCTCCACCCCCGGCGCGAAGGCCGCCATCCCCTTGCCCTGAAAGGAGCACAGAATGGCCATTGCACAGCAGTATCATCAGAACCTGGTGCACTACCTGCGCAAGGAAGTGAACTACAACGATCCGGGTATCGGGTCAGGCGTCGTCATCGGCCGGCTGCCGGCGAACGCCCAGGTCGTGCAGGCCCTGGCGCGCATCCGCACCACGTTCAATGCCGCCACGACCAATGTGCTGACCGTCGGCACCAATGCCAGCAACTACGACAACATCTTCGGCACCGCCGACATCGCCGAAGGTTCGGCCGGCAACAATGCCGCGCCGTTGGCGAACCTGCAGGAAGCGCTCGCCGAGGCGGACGTGTTCGTCAAATACACCCAGACCGGCACGGCGGCGACCCAGGGCAAGGCCGTCATCCATGTCGCATATACGGTGAGCAACGGGTAGCAGTAACAACTGCCGGTTGTTGACGCGATCGACGCGCCGGGTATATTTCAACCAGGAGCTGTTTCTGCTGGACGATGAAATGAGACTAACTTTCGCCGCTATTCTCGTCGTACTCACCGGCCTCGGGACGACAGCTGCATGCGCGCAGATGACCACCGACCAGACGCAGCGCGCCGGAGCGTTCTCGGCGGCAGTGCGCGCTCTCGATCCGCACACAAAGGAGAGCGAGCCGATCTTCCTCAGTCTGGTCAAGCGATATGTGCCAGCGGCGGGACCGATCGGCGAATTCCTCGATTTCATGACCGCAAGCGGCTTCGAGTGCCCACCGATCACTAGCCTCGCAGAGAACGATCGCAAGCTGCCCACCTTCACGTGCAGATTCGATCCGGATCTTGGGCCCACGGGAGAGCCAAACCTCTCCAGTGTCGTTGAGGAAGCGACATTCTATGTGACCGCCGACTGCGACAAGAACCGTTACATCATGACAATTCAGGGAGCCATGATGCACGGATTCGTTGGCCCATAACACTGGAAGTGGACGTTGTACGGGCCGATCAGAGTCTGTCGCCCTGCAGTCCTGCCAGAGCGAGAAGAGAAATGACTGAAAGGATCGATGTCTTTTATCGCCAGATACCAACGGGAGTCGAGTGGCTCACTGGGCCAGCTTATCACAAATACCTTGTCTATACGGACAAGACGGGCAAACGGTACTCTTTACGTGCAGGTCCTGACCATGGAGCGTCGTCCATAAATGCATGGACTCCACCCCCCGACTCAAACCAGGACAGCCCGTATGGCCTCGTGCGGTTCGAGGACGCTCCGTTCGAGGAGAATAAGAGCACGGAATTCAGAAAACATGCGCAAAGCCTGGGCGAGCCATATCTCGCCGGCGATGATCTATCTGACGCTTGGCGGCATATACGCTCGGCGTTCCACGCGATTGAGTCAATGAACTATCGGTACTGGCCGCAGGGTGTTAACAGCAATACAATCATCGATGCAACGCTCGCACGCAGCGTAAACCATCCCACCTATCGTGATGGAACGGCCGGAAACGACGAGTGGACGGCCTCGGATCGCCAGAACCAGCATACGGTCTGGACGCCGGGATTGGATCAGTTGCCGCCACCGCCCGAAAGGCGCGCGAAACCCCATCCGTACGGCCGTCAGCGGGCGGAAGCCATTAGCCCTAAAGATCTTCCCGAACTCACGGACGAAGAGTTTGCGCGGGCTACAGATGGCGCTCGGTGGCGCCAGATGTGGGTGCGAGGCTGAGTCGCGAGCCGAATCGACTATCCGAATGTAATCGACCGATCGCGAGACGAGGTACTCCTAGCCGCTCGCTTCAAGCCAATCTCGATCGCGCAGCTGCGCAGTCCGTCCCACGGACCGGCGCCGGCTATGCGCGGGCGGCCTTCGCAGACCTCCTCCCTCGGCGCGAAGGCCGCCATCCCCTTGCCCTGAAAGGAGCACAGAATGGCCATTGCACAGCAGTATCATCAGAACCTGGTGCACTACCTGCGCAAGGAAGTGAACTACAACGATCCGGGTATCGCATCAGGCGTCGTCATCG